CTTATAGATGATTAAAGAAGTTGGTGTATTAAAACATCAAAAAGAATTTATAAAATCTGATTCTCCCTCTACTGGTCTTGTTGCTGGTTTTGGTGCTGGTAAATCCTATGCTGGTGTTCTCAAGACAATCATTAAGAAAATGCAATATCCTAGTGTTAAGGTTGCATATTACTTGCCGACCTATGGTCATATTAGAGATATAGCCTTTGATAAGTTTCCGCAGTTATGTGATGAGCTAGGATTGTTTTATCGATTAAACAAAACAGATAAAGAATTAACTATCCAAGACTATGGCACGATTATCTTTAGGAATATGTCAGAGCCAGAATACATAATCGGATACGAGGTTGCTTATAGTTTAATAGATGAGTGCGATATATTGCCAAAAAGCAAGATGGATAAAGCATTCAAACAGATACTTGCTAGAAACAGAAGTCCATTACCAGATGGAAAGCCTAATCAAGTAGATACTGTTGGAACTCCAGAAGGTTTTAAATGGTTCTATTCCAGATTTGTTGAACACGCTAATCCAAGTTATAAGTTAATTAAAGCTAAGACTATGGATAACCCATATCTTCCAGAAGGCTATATTGAAACGCTAAAAGAAGATTATGATGAGAAGCTATTAGAACAATATCTCATGGGAGAGTTTGTCAATGTTAATGGTTCTCAAGTCTATCACCAGTTTGACAGAGAGCTTCATGTTATTGCTGATATGCCAGTTAATAAAAACTATCCATTAATGATTAGCTGGGACTTCAACATTAACCCATATAACGCTGTATTTTTAATTCAAGAAATAGGGGGAATTGTTTATGTTATTGATAACGCTATTAAGAAAAACTCGCCAGTTGTTGATTCGATTGAATATCTCAAACAAAAATTTGGGTATCTGGGCGACTATCTATACCAAGCTACAATATATGGAGATGCGTCTGGTAAATCGAGGTCGCAAGGGACAGCACAAACGAACTACGACATAATTAGAAACGCTGGATGGTCTAAGTTTAAAATTAAAACTGCAAATCCAAGAGTGCAAGATAGAATAAATGTTTTTAATTCTATGTTGAAAAATGGTAATGGTTCTGTTAGTATTGCGATATGTTCCCGCAATGTAGAATTAATAAACGACTTGGAACAGATGTCATATAATGATAAGGGCGAAGTAGATAAGTCAAACCAAGACTTGAGCCATGCTAGTGATAGTGTGGGTTATTACTTAGAAACAGAACATAGACTAATTAAGCAAAAAGAACTACGAGCTAACTACGCATTATGATTATTAATCACTACACTAAGAACGATATTAGAAGTATCGACCCAACTACCAAAAATAGATTAGAGAAGTTTAAGCTTCGCTATGACATGTATAACGATAACTACAGAGAGCAAGTCATTCACAAACTTGGTCAGTTATACAGAGCTTTTGCTCAACTCAAATTAGATGTTCAGATTAACGATAACTACAATATCTACAAACAGGTTGTTAATGCTATCTCTAATGTTTATTCATTTGGTGTTGATAGACAATTCGATAACGAAGCTATAGCTGAACTATACCAAGATTTAAGAATCAACAAAACAATGGCTCAAGCCAATCGTTACATGAACGCATTTAATGATTTGCTAATCCAAGTTAGCTGGGACGATAAGAAAGAAATGCCTAAGATAATGCTTAGACTCCCACACAATACAGAGGTTGAATATTCTCAGGGGGAAGTCAAATCTGTTCAATACTTTGTTGAAATGGTTGATAAGAAAAGAGAGCGTTGGGCTTATTGGTCTGATGAAGAACATTACTATATCGACAAAGAGGGCGGAGAAGATAAGATTGTTCCAGTAGAAGATAACGAAGAAATGGTCAATCCATTTGGAACGCTACCATTCGTATTCTTGCACAACGGCTGGAGAGATGAAACATTCTGGGATATGTTTACTGGTGATGATTTAACTGGTGGCACAATCGATATGGCTGTCCATTTAACATTTTTAAATCACATCATTAAGACTCAATCATTCAAGCAATTAGTTGGTAAAGGCGACAATGTGGGCGAGTTACTTGGTCAAGTATTAGACCCATTATCAATCCTAACATTAACTGGACAAAACACAGAAATAGATGTTCTAGACCTGCAATCAAACTACGACCAATTACATAAAGTCGCACAAGACCTAGCAAACAACATTGCTGTTAATTATGGCATTAGTCCTAGCCAATTCAGAATGACTGGCTCAGTATCATCTGGCTTTGCTTTGCAGATGGAGAACTTAAAACTAGATAGATTCACAGTAGAGCAACAATCAGACTTTAGAATATACGAGCAAGAACTATTTGAACTAATCAAAACAGTATCAGAAGTCTATGGTCAATCACTTGGTGATGGAGATATGTTTGTTGATTTTGTTGAACCTAACTATCCAGCATCAGAGCAAGAGCAATTAGCTATCGACCAAACTAAGATTGATATGGGATTAACTAAGACTGCTGATATTCTTATTAGAGAAAATCCAGATTTAACTGAGGAAGATGCTAGAGTTAAAGTAGATGAGAATATAAACGCTAGAAACGATTTACTAAACAAAGTTAGAACTGGCGGAACAATTCAAGATACTATGACTGCTCTTGGATTAAATGCCAACTCTTGATTCAATCTACAATCAAACGCAATCTGAAATAGACAGATTCATTGCTAAGTTTGACAAAGATGTTCAACAAGTATTTGAGCGTGTCAGAAGAATAGCAATAGCACAACTATCTCAAATCAATGCAGAGAATGTTCTGCAATATGAATTTGTTTGGAGAGAATCATTAAGACAAGCTGGATATTACACGCTAGTCAATGACCTAATAGATACCCAATTCGATAAGATATATTCTGGCGTATTAGATGCTTTTGAAACTGGTGGTCTAGCAACCGCATTTACTACTGATGATGCAACCAAGATTCAATTATTAAAAGATTTGCGTAGAGATTTCTTTGTTCGTCTTGGTGATGATGTTGGATTAGCAGTTAAGAGAGAGTTATATCGATATGTTATTGCTGATGCTTCACTAGAATCAATAACCGCTGGTATTGAACAACAATTATTATCATCTGACCTTGCTAGATACTCACAAACCTATGCAAGAACAGCTATTAAGGAATTTCAGCAAGAAGTCATAGACTTAAGAGCCTCAGACATTGAAGATGGTGTCTGGGTTTATGTTGGAGTTAATGATGGTCGCACTAGAAGGTTCTGCCGTAATGTTTTAAAACAAAACAAATGTCTTAGCGATAAAGAAAAGTCCAGATTAGAGAATGACCCAGATAGAGAATATAATTGCAGACATAGATTCTATAAGATGAGTAAAGAAGAAGCTATGAAAGCTGGATATAAGTGCAATGCCAAGTAGAATTAGAAAAAAGCCAAACTTTAATAAATATATAGCCAGAGTAAAGAAGGCTGATAGCACTTTATACTCAATCATTGAATTTATTATTGTTGGTATTATTAATAGAACACAATCTGGCAGAGATAAAAACAATAAACAATTTAGAAGTTACTCTAGTGCCTATGGCAAAACTGGAACAGTCAATCTAACTGAAACTGGTTCAATGCTTCAATCTATAAACAGAAAAAAGATTACAAATGGAGTGCGTTTATACTTTCCTAACTTTACAGAAGCTAGAAAAGCGTATCATAACCATAAAACATTTAAACGACCTTTTTTTGGGGTTGATAAGAAACAAAGAGAACAAATTGCTAAAAGATTAGGCAAGTTTATTGTCAAATAGTTTAAATTATTATAGAATTAACCTACTTTTATAATTAAGAGGGTAATAACATGGCTGACGAGCAAAACACGGAAAATGTCGAGAATACAGAAGCGACAGAAAATAATGAAGTAGTATTATCGCAATCAAAACTTGATTCTCTGATTGACAAAGGATTTAGCAAAGGTGTAAAGAGAGCTAAGTCTGAGTTAGCAGAACAATTAGGGGTTGATTCACTTGAACAAGCTAGAGAGTTAATTCAAGCAAAGATGGAAGCAGATGAAGCATCTAAATCTGATTTAGAGAAAGCATCAGAAACTATCCAAGCATTGAACAAGACAATCGAGAGCTTGGAATCAACAAACAAGAACCTTCAATATGATATGGAGATTCAGAAAGTTGTTAGTAAAAATGGAATTAATGATAGCGACTACTTTAAACATCTAATGGCAACTGCTAGTAAGTCAGAAGATTTTGAACTAGACACTTTTATTAACTCCTTAAAAGGTGAAAAACCTTATTTATTTAATGATGGGGTAAGTGCAAAGCCAAAGGTTGATGCTACTTCTAACAAGGCACAACTTGATGTTAATGCCAGAATTAGCGGTGCAAAGTCTATGGCTGAATTGTATAAACTCCAGCAAGAATTGACATAATTTTTTAATTTACTTAAGGAGTAAAAAATGGCTGTAAATACTAAGTCAGTTTTGTCAGATTCAGTTGTTGATTTAATGAATCAAGCCGTAATTGTATCTGGTGAAACT